TAATGCCTGCACCACTTACGCCAACGCCACGCATTTCACCTGCGGCATCAGTTGGAGGAGCAGATAAGTTTTCATCGTTCTCTTCTTTCCAGTAACGTTCATTCTCAGCAATCTCTTCTGCTGACATTCCTAAGAAACGTTTCATTGCATATCTATTACTTACAAATGGAATAGCCTGTATCTGTGTAAATGTACCAATACGTTGATTGTCTAATTCACTTTGTCTGTAACTTGCAAAGTTTTGAGGAGTTTGAAATTCTAAATCAAACATAGCAAAGTCTACGTTTGCACCTTTTTCCATCAAGTAACGTTTAAACTCTTGATCAAATTCTTCTGTAACTAGATTTTGTAAACGTTCGCAATACTTGTTGAATCTTAATTCTTGGATATATGCAGTACCTACTCTACCATCATTGAATTGACTTTGTCCTTCATCTTGTGCGGCACTTGGTAAGTATGAACTTGGAATACGTAAACCTCTAATTAGTTTATTAGTAAAGTATTTAAGATCATCAATCTCACCTAGGTTAGTACCACCTGGTAATGTTTCAACTTTAGATCCACGTCCTTCTGCTGTTTGCGGAAAGAAGTAATCTTCGTTTGTTGATAACGGATTGTATGCACTATCAATTACGTTTGTAGATCCACCTGATGCACTTGGAATACGTCTTTGGTGTATTTCTGTTTTTACACGTTCAACGAACTGCATAGCAAGGTGTGATGGCATATTACCTACATCAATATAAAACACTCTACGTTCTGGTGCTCTTTGCGTTCTGTAAATAATAATTGCATCTTCTAATAATTCTTTTTGTTTGTAAACTTTAAAAATACTTTCAAGTAATGAATTACCAAATGGGTAATTGTTATCTAAACCTTCACTTAAACTTAAATGTACAATATGATCTGCATCAACGGCAATCTCTCTTTGATCTGTTTGAAATCTACTGCCTGCTTGTGATTGTGCATTACCAACCATACCTCTAACACCACCTGTTAAGTAGCCATCGCCACCTCCAGTTACGTTGCCGTTAGTTGTATATGGTGTTGTTGCAACCTGTTCTCTAAAATTAAGGTTTACATCTCTTACTATATATTGTTCAGGTTTTTTACCTTCTGATTCGTTTACAATTATACGTGAAACTTTTGCTGGATCAACATGGAACCATTTTTTAGTTTCTGGATCTCTAATAAAGAAAGCATCACCATACTTAAATACGTTTCTTAATATACGGAACATCTTAGTTCCAAAGTTATTTAATTTACACCATTGCTGTAAGTATTTTTGTAATACTGTTATTTCTGAATTAGTTGCTTTTTGTTTAAAATTAATTTTAAACGAAGTTCTGTTTTGATCGTTCTCTTGTGAACAAAATTCTGCTAATATGTCTAATGCCGCATTTACTTCACTGTCGTTATCCATAACGTTATATTGTCCATAACGTTCAACGCGGTTTGGACTACCTACATATACATCTGGTAGATATGAAGAATAATTTGATCTTGCAGGTCCCGGCCCTTGGCCTCGTCCATTAATTGGACTATAACTTGTTCCTGCACCGTCTCCTTGTTCAACTGGTGTAAAATATCTTTTCCAACTCATCTACAATCCTTATGCACTCGAATACATATCCGACGTGTTACTTTTTGTTGTTCTCAGCAATGCACGTAGTAATTCATTTTGCTCTTGTAAGAGTGCTACTTGCATTCCACCTGCGCCGCCATCAGTACTATTTACCGACTTGCTTGAATCAGCCATTGCTTTACTGGCCTGCTCTTTTGATTTTTTCTCTGCTTCTTTGGATGCCTCCAGTGCCGCTGTTACAGTATCATCTGATACTTTGGCCGCTGTTTCTTCAGCATTATCTGGCACTTTCATCGCAGTTTTCTTGATACTTGGAGCATCTGGTGTATAGGCTTCTGAGACTTTTTGTTCTTGTTTGTCGTCATCTCCACCAAACCAATTTAAAGGATTAAGTTTGCTACCAAAACCTTTGATTGATTCCCAAAGACTTCCAAACCATTCTCCCATCCAACTGAACATCTTTTTAATTGGTTCCCAAATATATTCGTTACCTAATTCTAAAATCTTATCCATTCCAAATACTAGTGCCAACCCTGCACCAATTGCCAAGAATGGTCCTGTGAATATTCCAAGTGCAAGTGCTAACAGTCCTGCTAAAATACCTGTGATAATTTTTGTTCCTAATCCGTCAAACATACCAAAGAAGAAATCGCCTACATAAGTTTTTATATTTTTTACAATCTTATCAAACGTTCCTTTAGGATCTGCCATAAAGTCGTTTACAAATGCTGTAAAACTGTTTATGACTTCTTCTACATAAGGAGCCAATTTTTCCATCATTGCACTGACATCTTCAGTCTTAGGCATTAAATCGCCAAGTGCATCAGCGGCCATTTTAAATATATCACTTTCTAAAAATGCTGAAAATAACTTACCTCTAATAGTTGCAAGGTTTTGTTCTACCTGTGCTAATGATGTTGTTACACCGTCTGATGCCTTTTGTTCTTCTTTGATTTTTTCACCGGACTTTTTAGTCAATGCCAATAGGTCTGAGTTACTACTTAAAATTTTGTATAATGCAGGCTGTGTAAGTTTTAATCCCTCCAACTGTGCTTCACTCATATTTCCAACATTCTTTTCGATAAGTGGAGCAAGTTCCATTAATCTGTTGTTAAGTTCAGCAGGATCAAGTTCGCCTGATGCCATTTCTTGTGCAAGTTTAACAAACTCGTCACCACCCATTGCCATTAACATCATACCTTCTTCAGTTTGTGCGGCACCGTCTGCCAAGTCCTTAAATGCATCTGATAAGCCAGGAACTTTGGCATCCAAGAATGCTAGACTGTTCCTTAAGTTGTTTTGACCCTCAGTGTCTAATTTGCTGATCATTCTTCTCATTTTGGCATCGTCAGCCTGGCTGGCCCTAGCCGCTTCTGCCTCTTTACGTGTCATACCTGTTACTTTTGCTAACTTATCAATTTCCATTAAGTAGACACCTGCACCTTGTGTAAGTTGTGCATCACTCATTGTACGTAGTCTACCTGTTCTTGCCATCTCTTCGGTGTACGCAATAAGTCCTTCGTTTACACCTTCCATAGTAAAACCCATTCCTAAGAAGTTTTCTTCACTGGTTCTTAAACTTTTACTGATCCTACCAAAACGTTTGGCACCTTCTGTTACACTGCCTCCTAGCCTTGATAATTGTTGTGAATTTTGTGCAACTGTTTCAGCAAACATTCCTAATGGCATTTCTGCGTTAGCGGCCGCTCTAGCAATATTGAATATGTTATTGGAAAATCCAGCACCTGATTCTGATAAGTTTCTAAAATTATCTACCAATCCTTCTGCTAATCCAACCAAAGATCCTAGAGGTCCTCCTACAAGCGGTATAGCACTTGCTAGATCACTCATTCTGTTACCAGTGAACAGTAATGTTTCTCCAAAATCGTATGCTGATCCTAGTAAGTCTCCGGCAAATCCTAATAATCCTTTAGTTGCTTTTCTTAATCCGCCGCCAAAATCATCAACTAAAGTTGTTGTGTTTGCAATACTTTTACTGAATTCACCAGTTTCTTTGTTGGCTTTCTTCATGTTTGGGCCTAATCCACCGGCTCCGCCGCCAGGACCACCAGCACCACCGCCGGATCCACCGCCACCAGTGCCACCGCGACCTTTCAGTGCTTTCAAGATTTCCTGTAAAGTACTGTCTTCCGCCGCATTTTTGGCTATTACGTTACCAACTCCCGGAATGTCAACTTGTACTGCCATTAATTAAATACCCATATAATTAGACTCTATAAATACTAATGCTAATACACTTATTTAGCAGGAGAAAAAAGATGGATAATAAAAATGTACCACTGGCAGGAACACCGATTCAACCCTTGGGACAAAATCCGTTACAGAAACACTTTAGACAGCCAAAGATCTATCTGAAGTTGCCTAGTCAAGGACGTTGGTATCCCAATGGTGCGATTGATTTGCCTGAGAACGGAGAAATACCAATCTACTCTATGACGGCAAAAGATGAACTCACGTTCAAGACACCTGATGCACTTTTAAATGGTCAATCAGTTGTTGACGTGATTCAAAGTTGTGCGCCAAACATTAAAAATGCTTGGGCCGTACCGTCAGTGGATTTAGATTGTTTACTTGTCGCAATTCGAATGGCTACCTTTGGTGAAAAACTAGAAGTAAATGTAAACATACCAAACACTGAGATTCAGAAGACCTACGAAGTAGATTGTAAGTTGTTGATCGATAGATATATCAATGCAAAATTCCAAGACGTGATGCACATTGACGGATTTACCGTAACACTTAAACCTATTAGTTATAGAGTCTTTACACAGATGGCTATTAAAACATTTGAAGAACAAAGACTTTTATCAACAGTCAATAACGAAGACATTGATTCTGGTCAAAAACTAGAACGTTTTAACAAAAGTTTTCAAGTGTTAACCGACATTAATGTACAAATTATGAAAGATGCAATAGTTTCTATTAGATGGCAAAATGAAGAGGAAGTAACAAACCCTACACACATTGCCGAATTTATTGATAGTGCTGATGCAAAAGTTTTTAATGGAGTCAAGAAACATATTGACGAAAATAAAAAACAATTTCAAGTACAACCTATGCAGGTAAATGCCACTGACGAAGAAATTAAAGCAGGTGCACCTAAACAATTTGATGTGCCTATATCGTTCGACCAAGCAAATTTTTTCGCATAAGGATCTTAACGTGGCCAGTCAAGAAAATTCTTGATGAGGTAAGGTCCATGGAAGGCCAGTGTAAGGAACTCAAACATACAATCGGAAAAATAATCTGGTTTATGAGAGGAAGTGTAACCTTGACTGAAGCATACGAAATGGGTCCTGAAGATCGTGAGATTCTAACTAAAATAATTAATGATAATTTAGAAACAACTAAAAAGACAAAGATGCCTTTCTTTTAATATGGAAGAACTTATTTTAATAATTGTATTGATTTTACTGTTTTAAGCAGTAGCGCCTTGAGCCTGTGCGGCTTTACTTACTACTTTCTTAGCAACTGCGGCTTGTGGTGTTCCTGCTTTAACACCAGGTGCACTTATTTGATCTTTAACAAGAGCGCCAACTCCTGCTTTTTCAATTTCTCTTGCCAACTCTGCTATTTTAGGATTACCTAATTTTGCGGCTGTACCTTTGTCTGCAATTTTACCAGTTTTAGTATTGATCCACTGTGCGCCTTTCCATTCAAAGTCACCACTAACAACACCTGCGTTTGTACCTTTAGGTGGTTTAGATTTCATATCAAATGGTCCGTCATTCTTAGGATCACTGCCTGTTGCACTTGCTTGTCCGCCTGCTGGTGCTGTACCGTCTGTTGCTTTAGCATCTCCAGTTCCGCCTGTTGCTTTAGCATCTCCAGTTCCGCCAGTTCCTGCGTCACCTGTTCCACCTGTTCCTGCATCGCCAGGTCCACCTGCTGTGTCTCCACCTGCTGATGCATCAGGAGTTGTTGCTGTTGCTGGTGCTTCTGGTTGTTTACCGTCTGCTGTTTTTTCAATTGAAACGTTTGCTTCTTGTCCTATTGCTTGAATGTTATCATTGGATATTCCCATTGATGATAATAAGTTGTATATAGATCCACTGTCTGTTGGTGAACCCATTTTTTCCCATTCAGAGTTTAATTTTTTTACTGTAATTTTTTGTCCTAGTTCTTTAGCAGTTGATTTAACAGCACCGCCTACTGCACTAGCACCTTTTTTGATTGCACCACCTACTTTACCTAAGGCACCTTTAATACCTCTACCTGCTTTAGCACCTAGTGTATTAGGATTGTTTAATGGTAATTCACCTTGTGCATCTGCTGTTGCTGTTGCCGCCGGTGCTTCAGCCAAGTACTGTTCGTACAAGTGTTCGTATGCATCTGCATAAGAAACTGATTCAGTTCCTCTTACTGCAACCTTGTCATCTGCTGGATTGTCTTCCCCACCTTTAAGATCTAACTCTAGTTGTTCCTTTTCTTTAGGATCAATTGGCTTAACCTTAATTTTTTCTTTTTTGTTATCATCAACTGTTTGAAGAGCACCTTGTGCCGCCGCCGCTGATGCACCACCTATATCTAGAATTTTTTCAATGGCTTCATCTGCATTGTCTAGTACTGCAATCGCTTGATCAATTTGGCCACCAGTTATTGCATCTTTTGGAATTTCTTTAATTGTTTGTGCAAGTGCAGAAAGGCTTTCGTTTGCGTCTTGTGTTGTTGATAAGAAACCATGTAATTTTCCTGCCGCTTCATAATATTCAGGACTAAAAACTTTTGCATTCGCCGCCGCATCAGATAGTGCTTTGTATTGTGCAACTTGATCAGCAGTCATTGTTAAATTATAATTGTAAAAGAAGCCGTTGATGTTACCAGACATCTTTAAGTTTCTAGCACCGTCAAGCACACCTGCATCAAATCCTGCGTCTGCTACTGCTTTGTCTACTGCCGCAGTGAAGTTGGCTTCTTCAAAGCCTTTCATCATTGCATCTGCTTCTGCTTCACTACCTGTTGCAATATTATCAGCCATGCCGTCAGTTAAGCCTTGGATAGCCAAACCAGCAAGAGCACCATATGCCGCTGTTTTAACTGACTTACCAACTGCTGTTGAAAGTTTTTCACCTTGTAATAAATCTTTTGTTGAACGTAAAACCAAACCAGCGGCCGCACCTCCTAATGGTCCACCTGCAAACGCCGCCACAGTTGTAAGGATACCAACGGCAATACTTGCCTTGCCTGGATTTTCTTTTGCCCAGTCACTTACTTTTTTAATACCTTGTACAATCTTTGAGTCTGAATTTTCTGCTTCAATTTTCTTTTTTAGTTCATCAAACTTTTGATCCATGTTTTTAACAGGACCAGCATTCTGAGCCATTCTGCCAAGTTCATTTATTTTAGCATCTACTTTTTTAGCAAGATCCACAGGAAGTTTTGCAACGGCTCCTGCCGCACTTCCTACTTTACCTAATGCAGTTTTATTATCTCCACTTGCAATACTTTGTGTTTCTGCACCTTTAAATATTGATTGTATTTCGTCAGCAGTTAAATTTGCTTCTGAAACCTGTTTGAATTCTTCTAGTAATGGCCAAAGTTCCTTTTCCCATCTGCCAAGATATACTCTTTGCGTTTCTGTAAGATCTTTGTAACCTTCTGTAAGGATACTTGCTGTTCTATTTGATTTTGGAAATTGATGTACTTCAGTTATTTTCATGCTATCATTCCTGCTAATTGTTTTTTCTCTCCAGGAGTCATTTGGTCTAACTGTGTTTGTATGCTTGGTGGAATTTCTTTAGCACTACCTACAGTTGATCCGTTTCCAGTTGGTGGAGCCTTACCAGCGGGTGTTTGTGCTGATCCTGTACCTTGTTGTGCAGGTGCACCTCCGCCCACATTACCAGCCGCCTGTGCAGTACCTTGTTGTTGGCCTTTTTGTGCTTTACCACCTTGTGCAGGAGCCTGTCCTGTTTGCTTTATTGCTCCGCCTTTGCCTTTGTAACTATCTTGCACTGCTTTCATGATATATTCATCAGCCTGCTTTTTAGTAATTACACCGTCTGCCGGAACGTTTACTGTTGGAATTTTGTTTTGATCTAGAAAGTTCTTTAAACTAGATGCCTGCATAGCATTACCGTATTTTTCACCAGTTTGTCCCATATACGTTCTAAATTGTGTGTATAATGCGTTGGCCTTGTCAGCGGCATCTGCCTTACCGGCCATGCCGGCCGCGGTGTTTTTAGCACCTACTTTAGCCAAAACCTTAGCACCTACCTTACGTGCAATGTTACCTAACCCACTTGCAGGCTTCTCATTTACAGTCTGTTTGCTAGATTCGTATATAATTTGGTGTACTTTCATCAAATAATCCTATTTCTTTAACTAATACTATTTAGTCTCAGTAGTTCATATTAAATAATTAACTATGGAACAACCAAATACGAAGTTCGTAGTTCTTAAGAAGGGCGAGGGTACTCTGTTGAATAGTTTCGACGAAGCATCGCAATACTTGGGGATAATGGCGGATCAGCACCCAGAAGAAGAATATGAGATTCTGGAAGTTCATCCTCCGCGACCTAGAGGAATGGGACGAGATCCCGATTTACATTAAACTATGAACAAAAAAGAAGTTGTAGAATTAGAAAGTGCGTTTCTTGAATTTATGAAAAAAGCAGAAAGTTTAGGCTTTTATTTTTCTAGAGATAGCATTATCACTGCAAAGCATAATACAGGAACGAAAAATCAGATTAACACGGAAGTAAAACTTGTGCCAAATGATTATTTAAAGGACGTTTAAAGTTGATCTAAAGATCAACTGTGTTTTCGCTTTCGCTCTAACACTATATCTGTGAAACATTAAGTTGCGTAAGCAACTGCTATCATGTAGATAGTTGAGCCATACTTCGCCCGTTGCCGGGCAAAGTAAGAAAGCCATCATGTGAGATAAGCGTCCCATCTTAACAAAAAGGATTACATAATAATATGTATGGAAGCGGTAACCCGTCAACTCCCTACCTTAGCCTTCGCATAAGTTACGGAACATTAATATATCCTTGTTAAGCAAAATATATTAACGGTGTGGTTGCTTTTTCTCAGAGCCACGATCTTTTAATACCTAAGTTAGTATCAACCTTGCAACGCACGAGAGTCTGATCACAAGATCCATGTGATCTCAACGTGAGTCGAACTATTCCGACCAAACAGTGTTGCTATTTTAAGCCTTGAAGTGCTTCTTTAAGAATTTTTGAGCCGCCTACTCTTACGTTTATAATGCCATTGTAATAAGTGTCAGTTTCTAAAACTTTTCTTTCGAATTGTTCTCTTGCCTCTAAGTAACTTGCTACGCCTCTGCTAGGACAAATATATAAAATTTCCCTAGTAAATTTATCAGTGCCTAATTTTTCTACGTCTTCTTTTAAGTGATCATTGGAACCCCAATAGTCTTTCCAGTCACTTTCTACTTTGCTTCTACGTTTGTTTATCTTGCCCTTGAGTGGTGGGCGTGTCTTTTTGAATTTAGCGAGTTTTTTGCCTACGTACTTACGTCCATTGGTTGTATTTGTAATAAGATATACAAAGGCTTCACAACCAAGAGGTAATTCTTTTACTACTTTTCCTTTGTAAGTCCATTGCATATGGATACTTACCAAGTCTATTTGTCCTGCTCGTCTTTTTTGGAATCTGCTCTGCGATTTACGTAACTGTCTTGAACTTCGTTCATTCGTATTTTGGCTAGATCACGTATTTCTCTAAGCCATCGTCTGGTTTCACGTCTAGGTCTTATTCCACCTGTCTTCTGATAACTTTCGTGTGCTTTAAAATATTCTAAATATGCTTTTACTAGTTTGTCGTGATTATCATCAGTCATTGTATTATGCCAGTAATGTTACAATTTTCCCTGCAAGTCCTTTAAACCATTCTTCATCATGACCTCTTGTAGTTTCTGCGGCAGTACCAATTCTGATTCCACTTGTTTCAACAAAAGATCTTGGATCATTTGGAACTCCATTTTTATTTACTGTGATACCATTTTCCTCTAATAGATTTGCGGCATCCTTACCTGACCATTTAGTGTCACTCAAATCTAACAATAGTATATGACTATCTGTACCATCTGTTAATAATTTATACCCTTCGTCTTTAAAAACCCTTGCCATTGCCTGTGCATTAGCAACAACCTGTTTTGAATATTGTTTAAATTCATCTGTGTTTGCTTCAATGAATGCCTGTGCCTTTGCGGCAATGATGTTCATCAATGGACCACCTTGTGTGCCAGGAAAAATTGCACTATTGATCTTTTTAGTATAATCAGGATTGTTCCATAAAATAATTCCGCCTCTTGGACCTCTTAATGTTTTATGCGTTGTGCTTGTTACAAAGTCTGCGTATGGTATAGGACTTGGATAGGCATCGCCGGCAATAAGTCCTGAGTAATGTGCCATATCAACTAATAAGTATGCTTTTACCTTATCTGCTATGTGTCTAAACATTTTAAAATCTATTGCTCTAGGATATGCACTAGCACCTGCTATAATCATCTTAGGTCTTATTTCTTGTGCCTGTGCCATTATGGCAGGATAGTCTAATAAACCTTTTTCATTCACACCATAGTGATGTGCGTCATAAACTTTTCCTGAAATGTTTACCTTAGCACCATGACTTAGATGTCCTCCACTTGCAAGATCCATTCCTAGGATTTTATCTCCTGGTTTAAGGAACGCAAGATAAATTGCCGTGTTTGCGTTTGCTCCACAATGTGGTTGCACGTTTGCAAACTCACAACCATACAATTCTTTTAGTTGATCTATTGCAAGTTGTTCTATTGAATCCATGTGTTCACAACCGTTGTAATAACGTTTGCCTGGATATCCTTCTGCGTATTTGTTTGTAAATACCGATCCTGCAAGTTTCATTACATCTTCTGATGCAAAGTTTTCACTTGCAATAAGTTCTACGGTGGCATTTTGTCTACCTATCTCTGAGTAAAGTATTGAAGTTATTCTTTTATCCATTTTTTGCTATTCCTATCATACGTTCTACTAAACTGCCAAAGCCAACTTGTCTTTGCATTGTTAAAAGATTTCTGATACCTAACCCTTCAAAACTTTCTAAGGTTAAGTGTGCTATTTCGCTACGATGTTCACCGTCTAAAAGGTCTACTAAAACTTTTGCAGTACCTTTTGTTATCCAAGCATCTGCATCATGTTTATAGGACATTGTTCCGTCTTTGTTTATTGTTCCTACTACCCACAAATTACTTGCACAACCTCTGATTTTATTATCGTCTATTTTTTCGCTGTCGTCTAAAGGTTCAACTTCTCTTGCTATATCAATAAGATATTGTAATCGATCATGCCCTTCTAATGGAGCCATTTCTTCGCCACGTTCTTTAATCTTATCTAATATCACTGTTCCACTATTTCAACATCATTTGCATAACTTGTAAAGCCGTTTTCCTTAATAACCTTTAATACATTGTTTACCCGACCTTGCAACTCGTCCTTATGCGAAATGATATAAATGTTTTTATCTCTTTCTCTACCCATCTTCTTAAGTACTGCTAAACTAGATTCTACACCAGCAGTATCCATACCACTATCAATAAGTTCATCAACAAACAATAAGTTAATGTTTTGATATAAGCCTTCCCATACATCTCTAAATGCCCAACTTAATCCAAGTATAAGTCTATTACGTTCACCTCTACTTAAATTGTCAAAGTCAAGGTCTTGACCTAACTGTGTTATTTCAACTGCTAGGTCATTTTTAAATACCACAGAGTGTGGAAGACCAAGACGATCAAGATAGAACGTAAGTCTGTTGTTAAGATATGCGAGGTTCTGATCGATTATCTTCTTACGTATAAAACTATCTTTGTTTGTGAGAAGTTTGTATAAAAATTCTTGATGTTCTTTATGACTTGTAAG